GTAAGTGAGGAGCAGATAGGCTTTTCCATCGAGGGGTACTTAGGAATGAAATTAAGCGAGCAAACCAATAAAACAAAAATAAATATGAACAAGTTACCCGATGGCGAGCACCTAATCGAGGATAAAATCTACGTTGTAAAAGACGGAGAGGTTATCGAGATTAAGGAAGTCGAAAAAGTAGAAGCCTCTGAGGAGGTAGCTCTTGAGGATACTGTTGTAGAAGAGGAGACCACAGTTGAAACAACTGAGGAGGAAACTATGGCAGTAGATCCTGAGCTGGATGCTGAGGCAGTTTTAGCAATTGTGAAACCAGCTATTGAAGAGCAGGTTAATGCACTAGTTGCTATGATTGCTGATTTACAAAACCAATTAGACCAAGCCTTAACTGCTGAAGTTGAGGAGGAAGTGGAGATGGCTGAGGCTGTAGCGTTAAGCGTACAGCAGAGATTTAGTAACGTAAATAAATTTATAAACAAATAACAAAATGAGAAAGTTAAAATTCGATTTGAACATCGACCCTACCGCTTTATTAGCGGCTAACCCTGAGGCATTCTACTCAAAGGCATATTTGTCTGAAGATACTGCCGATAACTACCGTGCCCTTCCAGGTGTAAAGTACAAAACTAAATTAGCCTCTGTAACATTTGGCAACATTCTACAAGCTTCATCTTGTGCGTTCACCGCTCCAACTGATGATTTAGATGCTAAAGAAATTGACGTATGCGCTCTTTCTGCTATGGCTCAAATCTGCCAGTTTGACCTTGAGCAATCTTTCTTGTCTCTTCAGATGAGCAAAGGATCAAATGGTGATTTCTCTGTAGCTTCTTTCATGAGCTTCTACTGGTCAGAAATGGCTAACAAAATCAACGGAGATATCGAGAGCATCCGTTGGCAAGGTGATACCCTTTCTGGTAACCCTACTTTAGCTCTTTGTGATGGTTACGAGAAATTGTTAGGAGCTCCTGGATCAGGTGTTATCAATGGAGGTACTGGTGCAATCACTACCTTTACTCAGCTTGAGACAGCTCTATCTGCTGCTTTCGCTTTGTTGCCTGCTACTATCGCAACAAGAACTCAAGACCTTCGATTGTATTTGCCTACTCAATTGGTTAACATCTACCGATTAGGTGTAGCTTCAGGTAACACTCAAGCATACATTACTCAAGATTTGTCATTGACTTTCTTAGGTATCAAAATCGTAGTTTGTCCAGGGATGAGCAACAATACTTTCGTATGGACTCTTAAGGATAACCTTATCTACGCATTCGATGCTGAAGGTGATAGCTCAGATTTGCGTGCTGTTAACTTGGCTGATACAGTTGCTGAGCCTTACATCCGAACTCGTGCAAACATGAAGGTTGGTTTCAACTTCGTTAACCCAGGAGAGATCGTATTCTATTCATAATTAATAACCGAGCCCTCAGCAATGGGGGCTCTTTAATACTTTAAATCATGCCTTGTTTAGTTCTTGAAGACATAGTAAAATCATGCGACAATAACTCTGGTGGTATTTATGGTATCTGGATAAATCAACAGGATGAGATCGCATCGATCACTCCTACCGATCCTTCAGCAGGAGCTGGGTGGTCAATCACAGGTATCACATTAGCCGGCGTTAACTTGTTTCAAAACTTCTACATTAGACGAAATACCTCCAACTTTACAGAGGAGAGTAACATCGACCTAGTGAATGGTAGCTCATTTGTTACCTCTACAATTAACCTAATGTTTCACCGAAGAGATGCTGCTAAATCTCGAGCCATTAAAATTCTAGGTGGTGGACAGCAGTACCTTACTGCCATCATTTTGGATGCCAATGGTATTTACTGGTACTTCCCTTACTTGCAAGTATCTGCAACAGGTGAAGGATCTGGTACATCTCGTGCGGATGGTTCTAAGTATTCCGTTACTTTGGTAGCTGAAAATGAATACCTAGCATATGAGGTGAATATGACCCCTGTACAATTGCAGGCAATCGGAGTACAATAATCAACTCCAAATATATCTAAAGGCCCTCAGCAATGGGGGCTTTTTTTTAACATCTTATCAGGCATTCAATAATATAGGTATGATCTATCTAGAGCAGGGGGTGGTTAATCAAATCGTACTGACCTTATCCGAGGTTACAACGGTTGCAAACCCACATTATTTATTTGTGTTCACCAATGAAATGAATACAACTAGCATCCCTCAATTATTTACGGCACCTGATACAAGTGCCTACCCAGAAAGATACAATTTATTTAGCCTCAATGAGCCTACAGATATCTCATTGATACAGGGCCAATTTACTTATCAGGTATACGAGAGTAATTTACCCTTTGTTTTACCCTTATCCATTTCGCAAACTACAGGAGTAGTCATTGAAGAGGGCAGGATGGTAGTAAGTGGACCAGCAGGCAACTCAATATACGATTAATATGGCATGGTATAACGATATTTTCAAAAGCAAATCAAAAGGCCCAGAGGTAGTGGAAGGGTATCAATCATTTTCTACTCCATTCCTTCCCGTAGGCCGTGGTAACTTAACCCTACCCTATGTTAATGGTAGGTATGATACTAATAAGGAGGTACGTTTTGGCACCGATGGATTATACCCAGAGCTTTTAAATCAAATGTATTACAGCTCACCTTTGCATGGGGCCATTGTTGACTACAAAACAAATGCAGTAATTGGTGGAGGCTTTGCTTTGAGCACGGATAAAATGACAGCTCAGGAAAAACTAGAGCTCTATACCTTTGAGAAAAAAATCAATCTTAAACACATTGTAAAGGCTACCACAAAACAGCTCATTTTACACAATCGGGTTTACTTCAAGCTGTGCTTTGATAAGAAACGCAAATTAACTAAGATTGAAAACGTAAGCCCTGAGAAAGTAAGGGTATCTAGGGACCGCAAAATGTACTATCTATGTGATGATTGGAGCACTAGGATAGATATTAGAGAGATTAAACCCTACCACATCACCTGTACCGATGAGTATCAGCTCTATTGCTATGAGATCAAATCAATGGGGCAGGATTACTATCCGCTTCCTACCTATACAAGTGCTTTAAATTTTGCATTTCTCTCTGGCGATCTTTCCTATTTCGCAAAGAGTAACATTCAAAATAGTGTATTCCCATCCTTTGCCATGATGTTCCCAAAACGACCACAGTCAGAGGAGGAGAAGCACATGATTAAGGAAACAATTGACAGGCTCAAGGGTGCAGCCAACGCTGGTAAGGCCGTGGCTTTCTTTGCTAATAGCCAGGACCAGCTCCCTAAGATAGAGGCCCTTCCAAATAACAACAATGACAAGCTATTCCTGGAGGCATCACAATTGAATACTGAGCAAATCTGTTTTGCACATACCATTGACCCTATCCTAATGGGTATCCGTACGGCAGGAGCTCTGGGTAATGGTTCCGATATTAAGCAGGCTTATATTATATTTGAAAAAAACGTGGTAATGGAGCTTCGCAATCAGATTACAACAATATTTAACGAGCTGATATCTATTGCTAGAATCCCTGCAGAATTTACTATTAATAACTTCCAGATAATCAATGAGACCATCGTGGAGCTGGAGGAGGATACAAGCAAAACAAATGATGCACTCAATAGCCTAAGCCCATTGGTAGCTACTAAGGTACTTGAGACCATGACCATTAACGAGATACGAGCTCTGGCATCCTTACCGCCAATAGAGGGAGGAGATGTAACACAAGGTGCAGCAGCATCACAACCCATTGTATAATGTTATATTTTATTACCGAAAATTACCTTAAAACAAATACCCCGATAACTGCTAATGTGGATGTAACAGATGTAACTCCATACATTGCAACTCAATCGGCATTGAGAATACAGCCTATCCTGGGAACTGTATTCTATAACCATCTACTAGCGGCATACAATGCTCAGACCTTAACAAATGACGAGATTGATTTGGTAGAATTTATTCAGCCAGTCATTGCGTGGAGATCAGCAGAGGATGCTGTTTTCGGATTGACCTACCAGCTCAAGAATAAAGGCCTACAAACGCAAAACGGTGATTACTCTGCTAGTGTATCCCGTAGTGAGGTAGCCTTCGGCATGGAGCACTATGCACAGAAAGCTAGTTTTTTTGAGCAGAGATTGATTAGATGGCTCCTGGCTAACAAGGCACTATTCCCGATCTTTACCTCTGCTGCTAATACTGATACCGATCTTAGGCCAATGTTTAACCATTGCTCTTGCATCAACGAATGGACCACAACCTGCACCGGGTTATGTGGTAACTTCCGAGAGAATGGCTACAATAACAGCATATTGATCCTGTGAGGGCACAGCTCAGCATATTACTCACAACAATCCAGGCAAAGTGGCCTGCATTAATAGCAACAATCATGGCGTTTTTTATGCCTATTTACGGGCTTTTATTTCTCATTGGCTTTGCCATTGTCTTGGATACCATTACAGGTATCTGGAAGGCAAAAAAAACAAAGGTACCCATCACTAGCAGGGCCCTTAGTGGTATTATTTCTAAGATGTTCCTTTATGAAATTACCGTTATTTTGTTTTATTTAATAGATTATTTCATCCTTAATGATATTGTTATAAAGTTTTTTACTGTACCTTTAATGCTGACCAAAGTAATGGCATTGATATTGGCATCCATTGAGGTGATCAGTATAAATGAGAATTATAAGGCCGTGCAAGGCATTGATTTATGGCAAAGTGCAAAGAGGCTGATGTCAAGAGCTAAAGAGATAAAACAAAATACAGACGAAATATGTACACCAGGGAACAAATCGAGCGAGCTGTAAAAGAGAAAGGATATAAATGGTTTGAGGATACCGCAAATAAGGGGTATGATGTCAATATAGTAGGCATCCGCAACAATGCCCCATCCATAGCTGATAAGGTTACGAATGTATTTGATGATTATATTACCATCAGCTACAAGGATAATCTAGGGAATTGGCAGTTTTTTTGTTGGAATGCAACTACCGATCCAGGAAAAAAGGGAGTACAGCAGTTTCACAATGCCAAAGGTGTGGCTAGATTGGTTCCTGGTCAATACAGAGCAACATGGATGATTGACAAACACCAGGGCAAATATGATGCATTATGCCAGAGGCTTGGAGAGGTTACTGTATGGAGAGATGGCAACAAGGATTTGACCTTTGATGAGGTGAAAACCGACAAGGGT